GAACCTCTTCTGAAACCAGAGAAACCTAAGTTTAATGCCATATCTTCAGAGTTGTTAAATACTCCGTAAGAAGTACCACCAGCTCCATAAGAATTCATTGCAGCTAACATATCATCCATAGCAAGAGCAGTTGCTCTATTTACAAACATCATGTTTTCTTCAATTGCACCTTGAGAATCAAACTCAGCTAATATAGCGTCAAATTCAGCTAAATCAGTAGCAGCATTAACTCCGTTAACACCAGAAGTAACATTACCTCTATCTTCAATAGCAGCAAATAAACCTTCAGTACCAACACCTGCATCAGCAGCAGCACCTAAAGTAGTATCAACTACAGTAGAATTAGAACCTCTAACAGACTCAATCATTGCCATCTCTAAGTAATCAGTAAACCTAGCTCTTGTATCAGCTTCAGCTTTTAAGTACCATAAGTAACCTGACTGACCCATTTCACCTGAAACTTCTACCCAACCAATTCTAGATGTATCAGAACCTGATACTTCGTAGTAATCTTTCATAATAATTGGCTTGTTAGAAAAAGATCTAAAAACTGGCTCGTTAGCAGTACGTGAATCAGCACCTTGAGCACCATCTTCAGTTCTGTAAGATTGACCTTTTGCATATTCAGATCCAATAACTAATAAAGTTGTTGCTGAAGCTACCGTTGATAAACCAGTTAAATCAGCAGAACCATAAGGCTCAACCTGAATAACACTTGAGTCAGCATCTACAACTAAAGCTCTAATAGTAGTATTGCTACTTGATAAAAGAACTATATCACTAGTTCTAACACCGTGAGTTGCAACATTAAAACCATTTCCTGTGTTTCCATCAATGTCACTAACAACTGTGAAAGTACCATTTGTAGAACCAGCTACGATAGCCGTACCTTTTAATGCGATATGTAAACGACCTTGCTCAGACCAAACAACTTGGTCAGAAGACATCGCTTCTTCAGCTCCTACTTGTGAAAGAAATCCTGAAACTGTTCTGTTACCGAACACTTCAGCTTCTTTTTCCATAAGATCTGGTAAATATTGTTGAGCCCACGTTGTATCTGTAGTCCCTGTAAAATCTAGATAGTTTGTTGCTAGCGTTTGTTGCCTTGGCGTAGGCGTGCTATTCAAACTACCTCCTGCATTAATACTCATAATTTTGTTTTTTTAAATTTATTTATTATTTTTAATTTTAAACTTAAAGCTAGAAGAATCATCGCCTAACACTTTTACCTTTATCCCACCAGCCTCAACAACTCCGTGTTGTTGCCTAGGGTTCATATCAACATTTTTGGCTTTTGTAACACTATTTTTCATAGCATCAGTTTTTCCTTGTTCGTAAAAGTGATTAGCAATAGCATCAGCGTTCATTGCTGTAAATAAAGATTTATGATAACCTTTAGCATCTGACATTTCATTTTTTTCATTCAAGAACTTCTTGACAAAATTATTAATATCGCTTTGAGTATCTTTTATCTCACCAGCATTTTTCACATTAAACCTATATTTTTTCTCGCCGATGTTGTATTCAAAACCTTTGAATTTATCGTTAAAAACTTGATTAGTTTTATTTAAAAAATTATCTGTTTGTTGTTTTGCTACTTTTTGAGTCTCTTCTGACTCTTTGTTATATCTATTAAAGAAGTTCATTGCTTTTTGAGCTTCAGGTGTTAACCTTGACCCAGCTTTGATTTCTTCATAGTATTTAGACTTTTGCCCGTCTAAGTGGCTTTTAGCACTGGCAACTTGCTCTTTAAGCGCTATTTTTTTCTTTTTAACATCTCTTTCTTCATCTTCTTCTTCATTATATGCAAATGAATCTTCAATTAAGAAATCTATTTCATCTTGTGATAAGTGAGATTTAGTTTGTTTGTAATACTCTCTTAAAACTGTTATATCATCATAACTAGAAAAATCTTGATTAAGACGTACATAGTCATCCAATGTACCACCAGTCTCTTCCATAAACTCTACAACTTTTTGTATGTTTTCAGGTAAAGGTGTTCCAGTTTCTTGAGCTTCAGCTACAGCCTCTTTAACTTCTTCTGTTAGAACTTCTGTTTCTTCTTTAACTTCTTCCTCGTCAGTTACCTCTTCTAATACTGGAGTGTCTTCTTGTGCTTGTTCTTCCGGTTGTACTTCTTCTTGTTTTTCTGTGGGCTCGGCATTATCAGGCTCTGCAACCACTCCCTTGTCGATAGGGTTATCTTCTTTAGTTTCATTTTTTTCTTCTATTGGTGTTGGTGGTTTACTTAAATCTACTTTTGTGATTCCGTCATCAACTGTTTCAGTTTTAGACATGTCTACTTTTATAACTTCTTCAGTTACGTTTTCTACTTTTTCTTCCATAATATAATATAATAATAGTTAATAATTTTTATCTAGGATCAAATGCACCTAAATCAAATCCGCCTCCTAAGGTATCATTACCTGCAGACTCAAAGTTTTTAGGTGGTTTTTCATTTTTTCTTTGATCAATAAGCTCACTTTGTTGTGTAGCTTGTATTTTTGTTCTTTCGTCTTTACGATCTTCTTTCATTTTATCTTTACCACTAACAGAGTTTACGTCCATTTGTTTTAAACGCATATTCATTTGAAACTCTATTTGCATTAATTCTTTTTTGTACATTACTTCTTGAGCTTGTTTTTGAGCTTCTAACTGTGCTTTCATTTGCTCCATTTGCATTTGAGTTTGAGAAAGAGCTTGGGCTTTTTGAACTTCCATTTGAGCAGCTGCCTGTTGAGCTTGTATATTAGCTTGAGATTGTGCTTGTATATTTTCTTGTTGCATTTCTTGATCTCGTGCTAGTTTTTTCTCTCTACGAAGTTTTAAAACTTGATTAGCTAGTTTAACGTTTTGTATTTCTCTAAGATCAATAGCATCAGCAAGCTCAATTAATTGTTGTTGCAAAGCCATTTGAATATTGTTTTCAAGCATTGCTTTTTCTTCTTCATCAGGCATTAATTGTAAAAATATACCAAAGTCGTAAAGATGAAGTTCCGACATTTCTTCAAGAGTTGCAACATTATGAGCACCTATTTGTTGTATAAAAGCATCTTTTGTTGGTGAATACTCTATAATATCAGATATTCTAAGAGATAAACACTCAGCAACCTCTGCCGTTAAAAATAAACCAGCTTGTAGTATGTGTCTTGTTGCTGTATTTGAATTAGCTGCAGCTAGCTTTTGAACACCAACTAAAGCATATTTATCAGGACTACTACCGTCTCTAGCTTCATTTAAACCAGTTACATCTCTTATCATTTGCATGTAATAGTTATAAGTCTGTATTAAGCTTTGCATTTTCTGCCCACCAGATCCTGATGATATTTCTTGAATAGGTACTTTACCTGGGTTTTGATCTCCTTCAGATGTCATTGATCTACCAATAACAGATCCTGTTTGGAAAAACATATTTAATGCTTCTTGAGGATTGTAGTTTGTTCCGTTACCTAAATCTATTTCAGCCAAGCCATCAGCATCTAAGTAAACACCGTCTGGTACCATACGTGACAATACTTGTTGTAGTTTTAAATGTGTAAGCTGTATCATATCAGCAAAACCAGTAATTCTACCAACTAAAGATTCTATCCTTCCTTCATACATTCTTGGCGCTACAATAGAATAGCTCATTTTAACTTTAGTAAAATCACTTTTTGGCCTCATCATGTTTTTAGCCATTTCCCACTTAAGTAGTTTGTTACCACCAAGTATTAAAGCTCCTTCGTATATAGTCTCTATTGATCTCTGTAGCTTTCCAAATCCACCTTCCATATTTTCTGGAGGATTAAAAGTATCATCTTTTTTTAATATTTTATCAGCACCAGTACTAGTTTCTTTAACTTTATAAACTTCATTCATATAAGTTTTGTAGTTAAAATATAAAACTTGAACAGTGTTGTTGTCCATGTATTTACCTCTTTTACCTCCTCCTTGACTGTTTGATTGTACTCCAGAATTGTTTTTAACAATATCTTCTAATTCATCATGCTTTAAATGAGGAAATTGTTTTGCCAACTCATTTATAGGAATAGATTTTACTTCTCCTACATAGTATATATCATCAAAATAAGGAGAGTCTGTGTATGAGTATACTAAATCAGCAGGATCAACGTAATCAATTGTAACTCCTTCTGAAGTATTAAAAGAAGTTTTAACAGCGCCAATACCACAAACTGCTAAATCATAGTAAAATTGTTTTTTAATAAGCTCGTAGTTGTTGCCCTCAAATAAAACAGAAAGAGCTTGTTCCTCAGCTATCTCTACAGCTTGTTTGTAGTTTAATTGCATGTGTAAAGAAAGTTCTTCTTCTGAACTAGGAAGTTCTTCCATATCGTTTTCTCTCATTGATATACCAAAAGCTTGTTCTGTAAACTCGTTAAGCTCTTTTGTTTGCATATCAGCAAGTATAGACTCCATGTACTGAGTTCGTTTTTCAACACCAAACAAATCTTGAGAATATGCTTTTAAATCATACATTCTTTCAGCAATGCCATTTACAACTATATCCACAAATTTAGGTATAACAGGTACTGGTTTCCAGTCTAAATTAAGATAGGACAAATCACCGTTTATAGATAACTCATCCTTATATTTTTGTATTGACTGCTCTCCTCTAGCGTACAGTCTAAGATTGTGAAAATTATTTTTGTTTGTACGGTATCTATTTGAACCTTTATCTAAATGGAACCATTCATTTTCAATAGCTTTAGCTACTTTTAAACCATATTCATAGCTCATTTTTTCCAAATCACTAACGACTTGGCTTGGGAAATAACTATTTATAACAGACTCTGCCATATTATTCTTTGATTAATTTAGATGTACTGCCTTTGTTTGTGTACTTGGCAATACTTAAGTTTAGTTTAGGTTTTTGTACTGGTGCGTTTGGTCTGTATAAATGTCTATTGTTAGCCATGATAGCTAAACCAGAACTAATTGATGCATCATGCTTTGTTCTTTTGTTTATATCAAATCTTGACCAGTCATTTAATAACTCATTAAAATAACAATCTCCAAAAGAACCATCTTGTTTCATACCTACGTGCTCTTGTATATACATTTCAATAGCAGCTGCATGAGCTTGTTTTATATCTTCACTTGAGTTAGGTATTCCACCTACTTCTTTTTCAGCAACTGATAGTTTATTCCATATTTTATCAGGCCTGTTCATACTAAAACCTCTGTAACCACGTCTTCTGAAATAATACAAGCCATTAGAATGTCCTCAAAGAATATCTCTGCGGTTTGTGGTCTTGCTAGGTACTCTAAAAAAAAGCTATTAGCTGGTGCGTCTTCCATACTAAACTTAGTCAATCCATGCAACGCTCCTTTAGATCCTACACCATCTACAGTTCCTGATATATCGTAACTATCACATCCAAAAGACCCCATATGTTCATTCCCTGGCCATTTTACACCGTTTTTAATTATACAATTGTTTTGTAAATTTACTGGCGGTACCCAACTTACTTTAAACCTACCTTTTGGGTTTGGATAAAATATTACACTAGAGTCTTTAACTCCGTTTACCCATTGAAAATTACCTTTAGTAATACCTAGTGTCCTAGTCATTTCTTCGTTGTAATCTATTTGCTCGTATATTTTAACTAAGTTAAATATACTACCTTTAGCTTCATCTCTAAAAGCATGTTCTGTTGTTCTTGGAAACTGTCTGTAAAATTCATTCAAAGCATCTTGATCTCCTTTTAAACCATCAGCTTCGTTCTGCCAGTTTTCTACAACACCTATATCTATTAATTCCCCTTGCGGGTCAAAGACATCATGGTCTGGACTATCAAAGACTGGAACTCCGTGTTCATCAATGAATCCTTCATAATTCCACTCCATTGGAATAAAAAGAGAGTATAAACCAGACGCTGTCTGTCCATTACGATTTCTTTTTGTAACGTCTGAAGCATTGTATAATTTTTTAAAGTTATCACCTCCTTTGTCTAAAGCATTTGATGTTGATCCCATCATACACTTACCTATAATTCTACTACCTAATCTAAGGCATGTCTTTGTAACTCTCCAGTTGTTTAATATATTATCTGGTCTTTCCCACTTACCACTCTCATCATGAACTAGTAGTTTTAGTTTTTCACCATCATAACTATTATCACCTGTATTCTTCCAGTCTATAGTTGTATCTAATCCTTGTATGTCTTCAAGCTTTTCGTTTGTTGTGATTTTCTTTCGAGTAAACTTAGACGCAGGTACTCTATAGGCGAGTTCGGATTTAGGCCGATCCATACCATCTTGAATAGGACTAAAGAAAAACGGGTAGTTAATTGATATAGGTACAACTTTGTCGGTAAACATTTTCTTAGCATCAGCTCCTGTTTTAGATAATACACCAAACCTTGCATCTGTAGATATTGTAGCTTGATTAACTGTTTCTGCTGAAGACATAAAAGAAAAACCAGATCGTCTGTTTTTAAGGTAACACATACCATAACATCTTTTATCTGCCTTACAAGCTTCCCAGAATATATAGAATAATCTGTTTGCTTCTCTAAAATCTGGAGCTCCTACGTCAATCTTACTCCACTGCAGGTACATGTAATGCGTACCTGTTATATATGTATCTGTTCCTTTGTTGTTAAACCAAAACCCATTTTCTCTTCTGTTAAACTCCTCGTCAATATAGTCGTGCCATTGTGCTTTGTTATCTTCTGGATATGCTTTCCAATCAAATATACTTTTAAGTCTTGATAATTCTTTAGGATAATCAAACTGTAACCATTTTTTTTCTTTGTTGCTATACACACTATCTACTTTTGGTAGCGCTATCTGGAAATTTTGTATCTCGTATATTTCACCTATCTGACCAGTTCTACTTATAACTACAATATTATGTTCTTTATTGTAACCATACTCCCATTTTTTACCTTTATTAAGTCTACTTATAGTAGTCTTTTTTATAGGTTCAACAACCTTGTATAAGCTTTGCTCGTACATTATTTAGATCTTCCTTCTGCAAAACCTTTAAATGCTTGCTTTTCTACTTCTTTAGGTTTATTGTTTAATAAGTCTTCCTCCTCTTGTATTCTATTAAGTATTTCAAACGCATCAAATATAGCTAGTTTTTTTGTTGCTGCAGCATTTTTTAGCTTATCAGCTGTTAGATCATCATCTGAATCTACAATAGCTTCTTTAGCAACTTTAATAAGTTCCTCTACAGCTTTATGCCCAGCTTGGATTATACTCTTTTTCGTCTCCTTGATATTCATATTTAATTGTAATAAAATTTGATAATACTCTATACAGTTTTTCACCGTCTATAATAAACTCATATTCTGAGCTTGGTCTAAAACCTACTAAATCACCTTCACTGACAGTACCATCACTGTACTTTACAATACCAACTAAAGGTTTTTCTTTATCTATACTAAATTTATCTGTAGATACAACTGGTTTCACAAAACAATAACCTTTCTGAGGTTTCCAAGTTTTATCTCTTTTATACAAAAATACTTGATCACTTGCTACCAAATAAGTTTCTTCATCAAAATAACTTCTACTATTTTTTTCAATACCATACTGATTGTGCCACCTTCTAAATACATTGTGATGAACTATAACTTTATCTCCAACCTTTATATCAGTCTCACCTACTGTAGGTATTGCTTTTATTATAGCTTCTCTACTTACGTGTTGGTGGCTAAATATCTCAGTGTTAACTATTAGTTCTTTATCACCTACTTTTTTTGTATTATTGTATCTAGAATTTAAAGGTGCTACAACAAAGTTGTAAACACTCTTCATTAGTAGTTTAAATTATACTCTAAAGAAACAGCCATGTTTTTATTAAAGTCTTTCCAAGGCAATACATCTTTACCTTTTTTAATGTAAACACTAAACTTATCGTCTTCTTCAATTATATCACAGATGGTATGCCCACCGTAGACCTCTTGGCCTACGGCATAGTGCATAGCCTCGTTTTTATAATCTTTTCCGATACTAATTTTTCGTATCAGCTTCGACATCTTCTCTTGGTGTTATAGTACCGTCTTCAATATTGATATTAACTTTACCATACTCAGTCTCCATTTCACCTTGTATTTTAGTTAAATCACCTCGCATTCTCATTATATCATGGTGAACTAAATGTTTTTGAGCATCTAACTGACCTACTCTATTAGTTGCACCATTTAAAGCGTTTATAACTTCTTGTAGTGATTTTAATTCTTCTTCTGTAATTTTTAATACTTCTTCTTTTTTAGCCATTTTATTTAATTTAAGTTAATTTAATTTATAGAGTAATTTTTAACGCCTCTATGTTCGTTTTTTGTGCAGATGTTAAAGCGTCTACAAATTCGCTGTGTTGCATCTTTAAAGCTAAGTGTCTTTCGTTTCTAGCTAAAGTTGCTTTTTGTTCGTCTGTAGGAGATGCTTCAGTTCTTAGAGA